AATCCTATATAGCTTCCTGAATTTTGTTCAATTGCATTAGTATGTTTAGCTATAAATCCATAGTTTGATCTAGAACCACTAAACCAAGTATCAACTATAGAGCTAACATCTACATTTATATCTTTATTATCTGGATAATTAAATGATTGTGTAACTACTAAATTTGTAAACGATCCACCACCAGGAGTTAAATAAAATGCACCATTTCCCCATTGATTAGAAGCAGTCGTGAATTGATTAGGACTATACCAACATGCACCGTTCCTAGTCTCAGGAGAGTCTCCAAATTTTCCTGTTCCCATTTCCCAAGACTGAGAAACTTGCCTAAGTTCTAAACTATATGACGTATTTAAATTCTCAGCAGTAGCTAAAAATAATCGTAAATTAGTTTTCCATGATCCTGTAGTGTACGTTTTTAATATAGCAATATCTGAATCAGAAAAAGATATAATAGCCCTTCTTAAATTGTCTTGAAGCAAAGGTTCAGAAGGAACAGGATCTACAAAATAGTTAGATGGATTATTTGAATTTTTAACTGATACTTCTAATATTTCATCTAGACCTGTATTAGCAGCAGGACTACTTGAATATAAAGTCGTATCAGAAGAAGCAAATATTTTATATACGGCCATTTTTTATTTTTTTACATTGTTACTACACGACCTTGAATATCTGTATTAGGGAATTTTACTTCAAATATAGAAGGATCTAAAGAAGGGTAAATTACACCGTTTAAAGAACCAGCTGATATATCATAAGAGTACCTTGAATATCCATTAGCTTCGCCAGATTTATTTACTATTCTTATATCTTTTACTGTTTGAACTCCCTCAACTACGTCTAATAAAGAATAGACGTCTCCTAATATAATTGGTTCATTTATTTGCCAGTTATTTATATTAAAAAAGTCCTGTAAAATTAATATGCATCTAGCAACTACATCTTGGCCAGTATAATTAGGTCTAATTATAATTTCAAAGTCACAGCCTATATTAATTACATATCCTGGTTTAATATTAATGGCATCAGTCATCATTCTATAATCTGACAAATATGTTTGTAGATTTTGAAGTAGTGCTGGTGAAGGATCTGCTATATTATTATTAGCATCGAGGCCTAGTACATAAAGACTAACTAGTACTTGATCTTTTTGACTAATATCTCCTTGCATGTAATTATTGAATGTAGCGTCATCTTTAGTTATATATGCCTTTGATATTTTACCGTATTGAGGAGGCATACTAAGAGTTCTGGCTAAATAATCTTCTTGAGTAACTGCCCTATATTGAGTTGGAAACTCAGCAGCAATATTCATTCTAAGTTCATCCACAGTATCACCATCACCACCTCCTGAAGCAGGATCTGTATTATTTACTACTATAGTGTTTTGATATGTAGTATTTCCTGTTACGGTATAAGATACAATTTGAGTTAATTGATTGCTTAAAGCATTTGCAGAAGCACCACCACCTACTAAATATTGAAATGATATACTTGTATTTTTTGGAGCTAATCCATATGTTTGAGTAGTAACAAAGTTTGTTGGATCAAATGAACTAGATAGTGTGCTAAGCCCACCACCGGTTAAACCAACACTTACATTATTAGGATTAGGAAGCACCGCCGTATCAGCAACAGAGTTAATACCAGGACCAAATTCTATTTCTAAAGAACCGTCTGCTCTAAATCTAGATGTGAACCTTCTAGGTACAGATAATTTCTGTATCATATAAGGAACCTGATTCTGGAATTGATATAATGATGGATAGTTGGCTGCAGTATTTTGTACCGGCTTTAATATATAATCTTGTGCTAAATAAGGAACTTCATACCAAGTATTATTATTAGAATCTTTTGCTTCTAATATTGTAATAATAGAACTATCTGATATATTTACTGTCGTAAATCTTTGGGGAGATGAAAAACTAAAAGTTTGAGTTTTAGCCTGTCCTGATAAAGCTTGTACCGTCTTTTTTAGGAGATATGATGTAGGAACATTACTTCCATTTATTGTATATACTTCTATTGTGGTAGGATCTAAAGAAGAAGATGATGCAAAATTAACTTTTTGAGGAGTATAAAATACTACAGAGCTATTTACATTTGATTTAACTTGCATTCCCTGCTCTATAGACATAGCGTAAGTAAAGTCTGGAGCTACATTACCACCTCCAAGACTAACCGCAGGCAACTGTTGATATACATCAAGATTAACTATTGCTGCAGAAGTTACTTTAGGTCTATAACCTAACATGTAAGCTAAGGTAAATAAATTACCTTTTTGTTTAGCATATTGTAAAAATGTTTCTTGTAATTGATTGTCTAAATAAAATGAAAGCACATCCCCTACATAAGAAGCCATATCAATGAACATACTACCAGGTGACGCCTGAGTAAAGTCATTATACGCAGTAGGATAATATGCTCTTGCATATTCTATTAGATCTGCTTTTAAAGAAGCAAAATCTTTGTTTAAATATTTAATGTCAACTTGGTTAGCCATTTCTACATGTTTTGTATAGTCAATATAACCGAATCATTTTCATTTGATCTTAATAGTCTATAACTAAATTTTATATTGATTGAATTATAATCAGGACTTCCTATTATATCTAAAGTAGTAACTTGAACTTGGGGGAATTGATTTTCCATTTGAGTTCTTATAGACTGCTTAATTTCTTCAAAAGATGCTTGATCTATTTGTTCAAATAATCTAGCTCTAAGACCAGCTCCAAAAGTAGGATTAAAAACCCTCTCTCTAGGATCGGTTAATAAGAAGTTAATGATATTATACTTTATCTGATCCTTTGTTGTATACACAGATGAAAATACATTTTCAGCATCAAAAGGGATTTTTACTCCAATTGCTGTTGAAGGCTTAAGATCTAACGGTGATATTTGTTTTAATCCGTAAGCCATTATATTTGTCCTTGTTCTTTAAGTTTTGCCATAAGGCCTGAAAAGTCTGGAACCTCATTTATTTGTACAGCATCTAAATTTGAACTTGCTCTGGCTGTTCCTAGCATTCCTTCTACACTACCTACCTTAACTTCTTTAGGCTGAAAGGCTAGTCCTGGGTGCACATTATCTGAAGTCATATTAAAGTCTTCATTTAACATACTTTGGGCAGTGTCATTTAAGAATGCTGCCATAGGATTGTTTCCTGTAAACTTAATTGGTTTAGGTACAGAGGTATTTAGAGTTCCTGGCAATTTTGATTTTACCTGCTCCTGCAAGCTCTTTTTAGGGTCTGCCATAGGAGTTTTCTTAACCTCACTTAATAGTTTAGGAAGTTCTTCTTTAAGAACAGCTCTGAGCTCTTCTCTTATTAGTTTTCTTAATTGGTCTACTTGTCCCATATCTTATAAATATTTTACTTGCAAATTACTGTTTAATTATATTGGATTTATATTTTGAGTTAGGATCTACTGAATTTAAATTACTTGTTAGATTTTGATTTTGTTTAGCCAGAATTTTCCTAACCCTCTTCCTTAAAGCTTTACCACCAGGAAGATTATTTAAGAATGACTGAAGTCCTAGTTCCTGTTCATTTTCCTCTAAATTAGTTAATTCCGATGTATTTAATTCTATTGAATCAATTGAAATATCTTGTTCATCAAGATACTTTAAAGATTCAGAAATAGTTATGGTCTCCTCAGGAGATAGCGAGTTTAAACCTGTTTTAACCAATCCTTTTGAAGACAGTATTAATTTTACTTCATTAATTATAATTAAATCTAAAGAAGCAAAAGTTGGCGTAGACTGTGCTACAATATACCCATTATTATCTCTAGCTATTCCATACCTTCTTCTAATACTTATTCCTTCATCTACTATTTCTTCAGTAACTATTTCTATTACATATTCTCCAAAAGTTCTATTTAATGAATCTTGTGCATTATTATACCTATCTAAAAAGTCTTGAAGTCTGTTTACCGTACTAGATAAATTATCTATAGTTGTTTGAATTTCTGCATTTAAATCAGATGGAGTATTTACACAATTTTCTAAATTTAGTAATATTAAATTTAATTTTTGTATAATATCATAAATCCCAATTATCATTGTTTGCGCAAGTCCAGAAATTGCTCCTAATAATACATTTATTTGAGCTAATCTTTTTACTAATTTCTTTTTTCCTCTTTCTTTAAAAACTTCTGTTACAGTATCACTAAAAGTTGTTTGAATACCAGCAGTTGTAAATTGACTAGGTAATGCAAGAGTTTTGAAAAACACTATTAAGAAATCAAACACTCTAATTAATATGATAGCTATTTTTATTATTCCTTGAGCTGTAGTTATATAGGATATAAGCTTAGTTCCTAAAGAATTTAAATTATTAGCCGCTTTTAATATTTGTTTTAATAAAGGTATTAATTTTGTAGGAGTTATAATTTTATTTATCTTTTCTATTTGTTTTTGAACATCTCCCCCTAATATAGAATCAGCAAGATTAACAAAAGAAGCTGGAGTATTTAATCCTTGTATAGATATTGCGTAAACTCTAATTTGATCTATTGTTCTTATTATTTTTTGTAATTCCTCATTTGGAATTTGCCTAAGATCAGTATATCTATTAAATAAACTTAATGCATTAGTTAAAAAATTTGAAGCAATAGAAATAGAAGGAAAAGCTTTATTTAATTCTGGACTGCTTATAGGAAAATTAGGATTGTTAGTAAGATTAAATATTTCTGTTATATCCTTAGTTAGATTATATAAGCCAAATTTACTGTCTGGATTTTTAGCGTCTCCATAGCTAGTATAATAATCATCTATTTTTTTCTGCACATCATAGGCCGCCTTTTGAAGTTTCCATTTAGATAGTGCGAATGGGCTATCTGATGGCGGAGGTTCTTCGGGATTAAATTGTTTACCTCCAGGTATTTCATTTATTGCATAACTTAATAAGTTACACAAATCAACAGAAGCAACATCTTCCAATATATTAGTAAGTCCTCTATCAATAGCTTTAGTTATAGGGTTATTACTATTTTGTTTTTGAAATTTACCATAAATGATTCCTAAAACAGAACCTTGTGCTTTTATTATAAACTTATAAA